TTGAAGATTTCTGGTTACCTCGCCGTGAAGGTGGTAAAGGTACAGAGATCACTACATTACCTGCTGGTCAGAACCTTGGTGAACTTGAAGACATAAAATACTTTCAAAAGAAATTACTTCAGGCTCTCAATGTACCAATCTCTCGTTTAGAACCACAACAAGGTGGTATGATTGGTCTTGGTCGTTCAACAGAAGTGACCAGAGATGAAGTCAAGTTTATGAAGTTTATTACAAGACTTCGCAATAAGTTTTCACAAATCTTTGACCTTGCACTCAAAACGCAACTTGTTCTCAAAGGTGTTTGTACCTCTGAAGAATGGGAAGAATTCAAAGAAAAGATTTACTACGACTACAAGAAAGATAATCATTTCACAGAACTTCAAGATTCTGAACTTCTTACTTCAAGGCTGCAACTTTTGGCAACAATTGATCCGTTCTTGGGTCGTTATTATTCTGGCAATTGGGTAAAGAAAAATGTTCTTCGTATGACTGATGAAGAAGTTGAACGAATGGACAAACAGATGAAAGAAGAACAAGATCAAGGTATAGGTTCACCGGTGATGGGTGGCCCACAAGAACCACCACCGTCACCTGATGAGTATCCACCTGTTGATAATACTCAAGATGAAAATACAGAATCACCTACACCTGATTTAGATCGGCAAACACAACGATTTCTTTCTGTCATAAATAGATAACTAATTCTAAAAAGGAACTAAGATGGACGCTCAATTATTCATTCAAAAAGTTGCTGCTGGTGAAGCCGGTGAAGCAAAAGATACATTGACCGATATGCTTTCTTCAAAAGCATTTGAAGCTCTTGATGCTCGCAAACAAGAAATTGCACGAACACTTTACGGTGAAAACCTTGATGTAGAAGTGCAAGATACTGCTGATTCAGAAGTTGAAGATGAAGAACTTCTTACACAAGAAGAATTTGAATCTCTTTCTGAAGAAGACCAAGAACTCTATCTTGAAGCATTAGAACAGCTCGATGAGATTGGCGATACACCTGCTGGTAGACAAGCTTTAGGTAAATATGTCAAGAAGCGTGTGAAGCAACTTCCTAAAATTGAAGTTGGTTATCAAATGGCACCATCTGATAGAGATGCCAGAATGGTCAAAAAGTATCAGTCAAAAGTCAATAAAGGTATTGGTCGTGCAGTTGACCGTTTGGCAAAATAAATGAAATCATTACAAGAATTCAAAATACTCACAGAAGAATCGGACTACGCAAAGTTCGATATGCTTGTTCGTGCTGGTCTGGCGAACAAAGCACAACTTCAGCGTATTCATAAAATTCTAGATAAGATGAAAGAAGAACGGCCAGTATTCAACAATGCTGACCGTATGATTCTTCAAAATCTTTTCAATAAGATGGTCGATTTGATTACCAGTAACAAACAAATCTTTCAACAAACTCGCCGTGCTGTAAGAGAAGAACTTGAAGAAAAAATTATTGATACTGCTGATTACAAAATTGGTCCATCTGGTCGCAAAGTGAGAGCGCATCGTATCAAAGTTGGTGATGAAATTGATCCAGAGATGAAAGAAGAGTTTGAGATCACAGAAGAAACAGCTGATCTACCAAAAGATCCACCTTTTGTTCTTGTGCTCAAAAGAAAAGCAATTCGCCTCTTTCCAAACAAAGTAAAGATGGCGTTGTATTATAATCAAAAGTTAGATAAGTATTTCTCAATACCTTATGGTCCTAATGTATCTTCAACACCACTTCAGGCAGAAGAAACACAATTAGAAGAAGCGGTAATAGATCAACTACATAAGATTGTCAATGATAAACAGGCAAATCGAGTCAAGTTTGCAGATGGTTCAACTCGTAAGGTTGATCATTTTACTGCATCAGCAATTACACAGGTTCATAAGGCCTTGAATGATGATAATAAAAAGAAGTTTGCAGACATGGTTCATAAGTCTCCTGCACATTTAGCCAAGGCGGCTGACTTTGCTTTCAAAAGATCAAAATGAGATTTGTAGAACTTATTGCTGCAAGCAAGTTAGAAGAAGCAAAACAAGAATTATTTGCTCATCTAAGTAGTATCGTAGAAAAAAGGTTTTCTGAGGCAAAAAGATATGTTGCGGCAGATAACTATGAAGAGATAGAAGAACTTGACGAAGCAATAAAGAGAAATCCTAATATCGTCAAGATGGGTAGAATCAATCGTATTCGCCGTAGAATTCGGCGTAATGCAAAAGGTCGTATCGTTGTTCAAAAAAATGTTAGACGATCAGGTATCAAAGGTTATAGAATTTCAGGTAATACAGTAAAACGAATACCTGCAACAGAAAGATTACGAAAAGCTCGCTTATTGAAGCGATCATGGAAAACAACTAGAAGAGCTAAACTTCGCCGCTCATTGCTAAAAAGAAAATTGTCAATGAGAAGACGAACATCAATGGGACTAAGATAAAATGCCATTTGAAATTACGAACTCACTTAGATCAGCATCAATTATTCGTGTTGTTGATGCTGGGACTGCCAATGTAACTTTGGCACAACTTGCTAAAAATGCAAACGAAACCGTCACCTCGGCATCAATCAAAAGAGTGATATGGTCAACAAATGGTTCTATCTCAATTACTAGAGATGGTGTGCCTGTTTTAGCACTTCATGGTTCTGGTGATATGAGACCATCTGATTCTGGTCACATTATCGCAAACAATTCGACTGCAAATATTGCTGTCACCATCGTAACTGGTGGTAGTGCAATCGTTGAAGTTACAAAAGACACAACCTATTCAACTGCTCTAGAGGGCATCTAAAATGAAACTGATTAGAGAAACCGTAGAGGAAGTAAAGTACCTCACAGAAGAATCTGAAAACGGTCAGAAAAAACTTTACATTGAAGGCACATTTTTAGTTGGTGATGCCGTCAATAAAAACAATCGCATGTACAAGATGGACACTCTGCGTAATGAGGTGGCTCGTTACATGAAAGAATTTGTTAGTACAAATCGAGCTCTTGGTGAGTTAGGTCATCCAGACACACCATCAATCAACCTTGAACGAGTTTCTCATAAGATCGTTTCTTTGAAAGAAGATGGTAATACTTTCTACGGTAAAGCCTTAGTTCTCGATACACCTTATGGTCAAATTGTCAAAAATTTTATTGAAAATGATGTTGGTGTAGGTGTTTCTTCAAGAGCTTTAGGATCATTGGTTCAAACTAAAGAAGGTTATAATCTTGTTCAGGATGACCTTCGTCTTGCTACAGCGGCTGACATTGTTGCTGATCCATCTGCACCTGGTGCTTTTGTCAACGGTATCATGGAAAATAAAGAATGGATGTTTGTTGATGGTAAGTTTATGGAAAAACAATTTGAAGAAACCAAAAAGACAATTCAAAGAGCCTCTAAATCACAAATTGAGGGAGTTGCTCTAAAGATATTTGAAAATTATTTACGAAAACTCTAAAATTATAAATATAAAATCATAAGGAGATTCCTAATGGCAACAAATAAATTAATGGAAGCCGCAGCAGAAGTTCTTGCGAATAGCAAGAGATCGGCCGCTGCTGAGCCAATGCACAAACTACCAGGTTCTGAGGTAGAAGATCTTGGTGGTCCAACACCACAAAATTCTAAACCTGATGATGATTCAAATAAGATTCATGCATCTGGTAAAGCGCCAGACAATTCTGCGAAGAATAAGGCTTCTATTTCTACTAAGCCTTCTGCTGCTTCTGCCAAAATGGAAGAAGTAGAAGATGAAGAAGGTGAAGACCTCATTGCAGAAAAAATGCATGATAAAGAAAAGATGATGAAGAAAAAAATGAAAGAAGATATTGATTCTCTTTTTGCAGACGATTCTACTATCTCTGAAGATTTCAAAGAGAGAGTAACTACAATCTTTGAAGCTCGTGTTCTTGACCGAGTTCAACAATTTAAAGAAGAAATTGAAACCAAATACGCATCGTTGTTTGAAGAATCGGTTGAAGAAATTAAAAATGATCTGACCGAAAAAGTAGATGACTACCTCAACTATGTTATTGAGCAATGGATGGAAGAAAACGCTATTGCTATTGAATCTGGTCTTCGTGCTGAACTTACAGAAGAATTCATTGCTGGTCTTCGCAATCTCTTTGCGGAACACTATATTGATGTTCCGTCAGAAAAAGTTGATCTTGTTGATGAACTTGCTACTAAAGTTGAAGAACTTGAAAGCAAACTTGATGAAGAGATTGAGCGCAACATTGACTACAAGAAGGCGCTTATTGAATCAGTCAAAACAGAACTTACCCGAACAGTATGTGAAGGACTCACCGACACACAAGCTGAAAAAATCAAATCACTCGCAGAGAGTGTTGAATTCTCCACAGAGGACGAATACATCGAAAAGCTTGAAACCATTCGTGAGAACTATTTTCCATCTGGTGTGAAGAAGGCTGATGCAAAACAACTTCACGAAACGGTAGAAGATCCTGACGACAAGAAAGTTGACATTCATGATCCTTTCGTTGCCGCAGTATCAAAAGCAATTTCTAAAACTAAGCTCTAATAAAAACAAAAACTAAGGAGATATAAATGTATTTGTCCGAACAACTTCAAAGAAAATGGGAAGGCGTGCTTGATCACCCAGACCTTCCTTCTATTTCTGACCCATATCGTAAAGCCGTTACGGCAGTAATTCTTGAGAACCAAGCTACCGAGATGCGAAAAGCTTCTGGTATGCTTCAAGAAACATCGCCAACAAACTTTGCTGACACAGGTGGTTTTAGTGGTGGCGCTGCAGCTGCTGGTCCAGTTGCTGGTTTTGATCCAATTCTCATCTCTCTCGTTCGCCGTTCGCTTCCTAACCTCATCGCTTATGATGTGGCAGGCGTTCAGCCAATGACAGGTCCTACAGGTCTTATCTTTGCAATGCGTACTAAGTATAGTTCGCAAAGTGGAGACGAAGCTTTCTACGATGAGGCAAATGTTTCGTTCGCTGGTAGTGCTGCTGCTGGTCCATTCACTCTTAGTTTGGCCGCTGACACTTCTGCAACACTCAATGTCTTTGCTAACACCGTTCATGCTTCCCGTGATACATCAACAACTACAGGTCGTGCAGAAGCTTTAGGTGATGGTAATGCGGCTAACACCTTTCAAGAAATGGCATTTACCATTGAAAAAGTTACGGTCACTGCTCGTACCCGTGCTCTGAAGGCTGAGTATTCGATGGAACTTGCACAAGACCTCAAGGCAGTTCATGGTCTTGACGCTGAAACAGAACTTGCTAATATTCTTTCGACTGAGATCCTTGCTGAGATCAATCGTGAAGTTGTTCGCACAATCTATTCAACTGCAAAAGTTGGTTGCCAAGTTGGTACTACAACTACTGGTACATTCAACCTTGATACCGACTCTAACGGTCGCTGGATGGTTGAAAAAGTCAAAGGTCTTGCCTTCCAAATCGAGCGTGAAGCAAACGCAATTGCCAAACTGACTCGTAGAGGGAAAGGTAACATCATGATCTGTTCTTCTGATGTTGCTTCTGCTCTTGCAATGGCTGGTATTCTCGACTACAACTCTGCACTTCAGGGTCAAGTCAATCTGACTGTTGATGATACTGGTAACACTTTTGCTGGTACACTCTTTGGCCGTATCAAGGTTTATATTGATCCTTATTTCCCAGTTAGCTCGTCTGCTGAGTTTGCTGTTGTTGGTTACAAAGGTTCTAATGCCTATGATGCTGGTCTGTTCTATTGTCCATATGTTCCTCTGCAAATGGTTCGTGCTGTTGATACGGGTACATTCCAACCAAAAATTGGATTCAAGACTCGTTACGGCATGGTTGCAAACCCATTCGCTGAAGGTACTTCACAAGGACTTGGTGGCCGTACTGTTATTTCTAATAACTACTATCGTGCTTTCAAGATTACAAACCTGATGTAAGTTTTATAGGTGCTACAATAAGAATAAAAAAATGGCACCAAATCATAAAGAGGGAACTTCGGTTCCCTCTTTTTTTTATAGATAAATAATGCTATGACAGCAATCAATCGCACACCTACCAATCCAAACTTTCTTCAACCGAATAAGTTTTTACTAAACTTTTCTCGGGCACCAAACATTCAATACTTTTGTCAATCGGTCAGCGTACCTGGTATTTCACTATCAGAAGCTGTTCTTGTCAACCCACTTGTTGATATCTACTCACCTGGTGAAAAAGCCATCTATGATCTACTGAACATTACTTTTTTTGTTGATGAAGAATTACAAGGCTGGAAAGAAGTGCATGATTGGATTCGTGCAATGACATTTCCTGTTAGTTATGATGAATACCGACAGTTACCAAAACTCAATCGTATTGCTGGGTATAAAGCAAATTTTCCACAATTTTCTGATGCCACGGTAACTTTGTTATCGTCTTCAAACAAAGAATATTACCGATTCAAATTTCGTAATTGTTTTCCTACCACATTGTCTACCTTTATAATGAACGCTTCTGATTCACCAGATACAATAATT